TTGATACATCACAAAATATAGAATTGGGCGATTTCTTGAAGCGTCCTGTTCTAATTGATTCTAGAACTTGGGGAGTTGGAAATACATTGGATATTGCTACGGATACATTTGAACCGTGGCATCTGTATTTTAATAAGGCTTCTATTAAGAGAAAATTGGATAATTACTATATGGTGAGATGTAATTTACATCTTAAATTTGTGATCAATGCTTCCCCTTTCTTTTATGGTTGTGTATTGGTTTCATATCAGCCTTTAACTAATTTCAATCCATGTCCAGTTATATTATCAGCGACAGAACGTAAGGAAAATATTCCATTATCCCAGCGTCCACATATATATTTATACCCACAGAATTGTCAAGGCGGTGAAATGGTTTTGCCATTTTTGTATTACAAAAATTGGTTAGATGCAACAAGTGCTACTGATCTTCAGAATATGGGTGAGATTAGTTACAACAGTTTTAATGCTTTAGCCAATGCTAATGGTGTTGTTGCTGACAACATAAGTATACAAGTATATGCTTGGGCAGAAGATATTGAAGTAGCAGGTCCAACAACAGAATTATCTGTACAAGGTAAAGATGAATATTCGCATGAAGGTGTTGTATCTAGACCAGCTTCTGCTATTGCCCGTGCAGCAGGAAGATTATCGGGTCTACCTATCATTGGTGAATTTGCAACTGCAACTTCATATGCAGCTGGTGCAGTGGCTGATATCGCTGCTTTATTTGGTTATACTGATGTGCCTGTCATCGATGATGTACACGCTTTTCAGAATAAATCTTTTCCGAATTTATCGGCTTCTGATATAGGTGCACCCATAGAAAAGTTGACACTAGATTCAAAGAATGAATTGAGTATTGATCCTAAGATTGCTGGTGTTGATGTAGAGGATGAATTGATGATTTCTTCATTTGTACAGAGGGAATCTTATATATTTAATTCGACTTGGGCTTCTTCCGATGCTATTAATACGGGTCTATTCTACTGTAAAGTGTCACCAGATTGTATGGCTGTAGAAAGTGTTACTGGTGCAATCATAGCATGGCAAACCCCTATGAGTTATGTGAGTAAATGTTTTAGGTTTTGGCGCGGTGATATAACTTATCGTTTCAAATTTATATGTTCTAAATACCATAGAGGAAGAGTACGAATAAATTGGTCACCCCATGGTGATATTGGTACATCAGGAGATTATACTACTGAAGTTTATACCAAGATTGTTGATATTACACAAGAGAATGATGTTGAATTTACTGTACCATATACACAATTAACTAGTTATCTGAGAACTAGCACTGGTACTAGTGGCAATTTTAGTCAAACTGGTACCAGTACTGGTAATGTTAATATAATACATAATGGTATACTTACAGTGAGAGTTTTAAATGAACAATCAAGTCCAGTAACGTCAGCTGATATACAAATGTTAGTTTTTGTCAAGGGTTGTGAAAATTTAGAATTTGCAGCACCTACTGAAATTGATCACAATTTCAGTCCATATGCTGTTCAGGGGGATACTTCTTATGATATTGAACAATCTCAATATGAATTAGGAGTTTCACCTTCAGTGGCAGATAAGAATATAAATTTGACACATATGGGAGAATCTATCGTTTCATTACGCAGTTTGATGAGACGATCAGTTAAGTATTTAAGAATAAATCCCACACACGCAACTGTGTTTGATGAGCATGTAACCTACCTTTCTGTCTTGGGTAGATCACCTACTTACCCTGGTTATGATGCTAATGGGTTGACTCTAGCTACAGGTATAAATTCTCTTGTGAATGAATCTTTTAATTGGTCTTTGTGGAATGCTACGACTTGGTTCTCATTATGTTTTGTTGGATCAAGGGGTTCTTATCATTATACCATTAATGGGTCAGCAGAAAGAGATACTAAGAGTCTTATGATTGCACGTTCGAATACTGTTCACGATAATTCCACATACAGTACGGCAACAGGTACTAGTTCAAGTCTAACTGCAGACTTTGAACGAGAATTTACATTACCTACGTACAAATCTGGTATGTCTGGTATGTCTCTATGCAGCCAAGTTACACGTAGTGGTTTAATGGTTTCAGCACCTATGTATAGTCGGTACAAATTTATCAACAATTCTTCAGCAGCTCGAACTGTGGGTTCAAGTGCTG